CCGCAGATCCTTCAGCGGGACGATGGCGTCGTGTGCACAGAACACAGGGACGCTGCCGGCGTATGCCTTCGGCGTGGCCGTGGTGCTGTACTCCTCGATCTCGGGGCCGGTCTGCGGCTGCGGTTTATTCATGGCCGTCACCTCCTGTGGAGAATTGTTTCTCGATCCACTTGTGGAGGCTGGAGCCCTGCCAGTTGTTTCGGCCGTCAAGACGGTTTTTCAGCCGTTCCAGTTTCGCCTCCTCGACCTCCTCGGTGGATCGGTGGAAGATGATGCGGAGCTGGTCGAGCATGATCTGGACGTCTGCCATCTCCTCGATCACGTTGCCGATCGCTGCGGTCACTTCGCAGCCAGCCTGTGCCCGTTTGATTTTGCAGAGGGCTTTGGTCAGCTCGGCCATCTCCTCGACGGCCATGTCCATTTGTGCCGGCGCGCCGTAGGTCGTGATTGCACGATCCAGCAGGGCCCGGCGCTCCTCCGCGGTTATCACGGGCGGCCTCCCTTCGTCAGCTCTCTGACCAGTATGGCCACGAGCACGATCACGATGATGGCGAGGGTGATGGCGGTCGGGATCCAGATCGGGGCCAGTACCCACAGCCAGCTCCAGTTGATGACGCCGGTGAGCTTCAGGACGATGAAGGCGACGGCGAGAAGGCCGCAGAAGCCGATCCCGCCGGCCGGCGTGTTGTTTCTTTCGTTGTTCATGTATTACCTCCAGTATTATTTTCCGAGCCCCTTCAGCGCGCAGGCTGTGCAGGCGGTTCGGGCGTCGGGCTCCAGTGCGAGGATCCGGCGGGCCGTGTCTGTCTGCCAGCACTCAGCGCCGCAGACGGGGCAGGTGATGAGCAGCCAGTCGTCCGTCGGAGGCTTCGGGACGTTGTCGCGCAGCGGCATGGTGAGGATCCCGCCGTCTCCGGGCTGGTGGGGCGTGAGGACGGGCTCAGGCTCGTCGGGGATCATGGCGTCGAGGAGCTCGTTGTACTTCTTGAATATGGCCTCCGACGCTGCGCTCCAGCTTTCGCCGTGCTCTGTGTCCTCCGGGGTGGCGACGTGGGCCAGCTCGTGCGCCAGCAGCTCAGGGGCGGCGCTGATGGGCGCCTCGGCCGAGATGCAGATGATCGGCGTGCTGCCGTCGTCGGGGAAGATGGTCAGACCGTAGGCGGTGCCGTTGGTCTCGTCCCGCAGGTCGGGGACGTACTGCGCGACGTACTCGATGCCGGGGTAGAGCTCAGAGAAGGCCCGGGCCACGATGGCCGTCGGGTCGTTGATGAAGGGCGAGGCCATCGGGCCGATCTTCTCGTACTGCTTCAGGGCCGTGTAGGTCTCACGCAGCATGGCGCACACTTCGTCCTTCTTGATGCCGTTGATGGTAGGCCCGTTCAGGATCAGGTCGAGCATCTTGTCGCCCCAGTCCTGCATCAGGTGGGTCTCCGGCATACCGCAGCCGAAGGGCACGACATCGACCTTCTCACGGGTGAGGGTTTCGTATTCTTTCACGGTGCTGCTCCTTTCAGAAAAGCCGAGCGGGCCGGAGCCCGCCCGGCGCTCCATTTACTGCATGACGACGACCTTGCCGGCGTCAATCAGATCGCTCATGTTCTTCAGGAAGTAGTCGGCGATGTTCTTCTTCGCCTCGAGCTTCCAGATGCCGCCGTCGGCCTCGAAGAAGCCGATCCCCTCGTCGGGATCCACGCGCAGCAGGAACTCGCTCTCGGGCTGCTCCACCTCGAGGAAGGTGCGGAACGGCCGCAGCATGACGCGGGGCTTGATCTCGACGAGCGCGTTGAGGGCGACGCCCTGACGGGCCTCGACGGTCTGCGTGACGCCGTTGTCGTTGGTGCTGACGCTGTTCTCGTTGGTCATGCGGCTCAGCAGGTCGAGCAGGTAGGCCGTGCCCTCGTTGGGGATGCAGAGGCTCCGCAGCTCGATCAGAGCTACCTCGCGTCCTCTGAAGCCGGTGTGCAGGCCCGGGGCGTCAGCCTTGGCGCGGTAGAGCGTGTTGCGGGAGAAGTCGCTCAGGTAGGTGGTCATCACCTCGACGGTGTCGTTGCTCTTGACCTGCACCATGATGGTCGTGCCGACCTTCTCGAGCTCGGTGCGGATCAGCTTGCAGATGCTATCGAGGCCGCTGACGCTGATGCAGTCAGGGCGGTCGACGTGGGGCGGGATGCGGGTGAGGGATGCGTCGGCGTAGGTCTGGCCGCCGATCTCGAAGATCTTGGTCTCCTTCAGACTGACGATTTTGTCGATCATTTTTGCGAGCATTGTGTTGTCCTCCTTGTTTTGTGTTGTGGGTGATTATCCGTGCTGGACGAGCTTCAGGAGCTTCGGGGCCTCCTGCTGCGTACCGTCCATGTTCATTTGGCCGGGCACCTGCGGCACCATCTCGGCGACGACGAGCTCGCCGTTGCCGTCAGAGGTGACATAGAGGGCCGTGGCGACGGGGTTGGTGGCTGCGAGCGTAGACTTGGCCGTCACGGAGACGCCGATGGTGCGGTGCTCGTCGTCCGGGGTCAGCTCGATGGTGAGGGTGATCTTGCGCTTGGCCGTGGCCTTCGTGTTGGGGTCGAGGATGTTCTGGATCACCTTGTCCATCTCATAGTCGACGCGCTCCTCGAAGGCGCCGCGGGCCATCGACATGATGCTGTCGCGCTGGTTCTGTTCGTTCATGGGGTTTCTCCTTTCTTTCCGCTGCCGGCCGTGCCGTACTTCTCGAGCGTGTCCTTCATCGCTCCGGCGATGCACTCGGCCATGATGGTCGCGGTCTTGGTTCCGCTGTTCTTGGCGGCCTGTTCAATGGCTGCGCGGATCTCGTCGGGCTCGTAGCCCGTGTTCTCGTAGGCGGCGAGCTTCTGGACGAGCGCCTCCTTGGTGGCTGCGCTCCAGTAGCCCGTCTTAATGCCGTTGACTCTCTCGTGGGTCAGGCGTTCCATGCTGGCCCTCCTTTCAGGTGGCCGATCCGAGCGTCATTTGCTCGGCCTCGGTTGGGTTGTCTGCGTGGGCTGCGGCCGTTTGGCCCGTGGGGCCCGAAGGCTCCGCTCTGGCCCACACGGCCTCGGTGGCGTCCGAGCGGGTGGCCTTACGGCGGCCGACCGTTGTGAGGATCCCGATCTCCTTCAGCTCCGTGAGCCGCGGGGCGACGTAGTTGCGGTTGAAGTACGGGATCCGGCCGGCTGCGACGAGCTCCTCGGTGATCTCGCTGGCCGTGAGCTCACGGTTGCCGAGGGTCTCGAGGATCAGGCGGCAGCGAGCGGCCCGCTTTGGTAGCACGGCGTCATAGCTGCGGCGCCGGGTCTCTTTGGTTGTCTGGTTCATGCGTTTCCTCCTTTCTGGCCAGCTCGACGCTGTCGGCTGGCGCGTCCTTGACTTCAGGCGTCGGCGCTTTGTTGCCCCACACGTCCCATCCCGGGGCGGCTTCTCGGGCGAAAAGCTCGATGCGGGGCAGGTCTCCCATCAGCTCGACGATCTTGTCGCGCACTTCGGCGGGCTTCTGGCTGTGCCTGCGCAGCGGTGAGAATACGAGCTGACCGACGCCGGCGCTGATGCGCTTCGGCTTGCCTTTGATAGCGATCAGACAGGGCTCGGTATTACCTCGAGTCCAGCGGCCGAGGCCGAAAAAGTAGCCGTTTCCGCTGCGGTTCTGCTTGATCCACTGGAAGGCGATCGACTTGTATTTGAAGCCCCACGCCTCGATCAGGTCGAGGGCCTCCTGCATCTTCGGGTATGTGGCCCACATAAAGAGCACACAGTCGTCAGCAGCTATACCCCCCCCCCGCAGGGTTGACGGGGAGCTGCTTCAGCTCGTTGATGCTCATGGTCGCGTACTGCGCGGCAGCCGCGCCCGAGCATCCGCTGTCGCTGTAACTCCACGGCGGGTCGGCGTAGATGATGCTGTATTTCTTATCCGGGAACGGGATCACGTTGTTGCCTCCTTTCCGAGCACTTCCGACTCGATGCCGTGCAGGAACTTGATGAAGCCGGCCGTCGCCGGCACTTCGTAGCGGGAGAGCTCTGCGTGCGTCATGTACTTGCGGCCGTAGATCTCGGCCATATCGCGCCAGACGGGCCACGGCACGCGGTAGAAGTCCGTCAGGCTCACGGAGACGAGCACGAAGGCGACGGCGCCGAGCTTGTGATGGGCCTCGAGGTCGTCCTGTTGCTCTTGGGTGAGCCGGCGCTGCTCGATGCGCTCGTCGTCGGTGTGCTTGGCCTCGAAGTAGATGCTCCGGCCGCCCTTCAGGGTGCCGCCATAGTCCGGCTGGGCCTGCTTGGTGTAGCAGGCGAGGAACTGGCCCTTGCGGTTCTTGGCGCCGAGGGGCTTCATGGGCTCCGGCGTCTTTTCGATCTTGGCGAGGCCGCGGCTGAGGTAGTAGTCGCACGAGGCCGAGATGATATTCTCGAAGTAGCCGCCGGCGACTCTGGCCTGCTTGCCGCGGATCTGCGCCATCATGTGTTTTTCGGCTGCGTAGGGCGTCGGGTCGTTGTAGCCCTCCGCGTTCTTTCTCGGGTCGTACTTCGTCACGGCGTTCAGCCTCCGATCTCGATGTGGACGCCCGGATCGGAGATCAGGCGGTCGGCGAGTGTGAGGATGGTGGCGCCGTCGAGGTGAACGTGGATGGAGCCGCCGCGGGCAGGCAGGTGGATCGTCACGCTGCCGATGTCAGGCTCGTCCTCCTCGTCAGGCTTCAGCTCGCTGATGGCCTCGAAGCCGTTGCGGACGGGGATGCCGTGCGCCTTGGCGAGCTCGATCTCCGCAGCCATGCCGGCAGAGGGGTGGTCAATGCCGAAGGCCCACAGCTCGGAGCAGCCGAGCACCAGCTCGCTGCCGATCTTCAGGGCCAGCTCACGCTCCTCGGGGACATTGTCGTCCATGAACTGCGTGAGATAGATGTGCGGGGTGACGGGGATGACGCCCTTCTCCACAGCCGCGCGGCTGTACTCCTTGGCGCGCTGGATGTTGTTCTCGTAGTCCCCGCGGCACGGGGAGCAGATGTAAACCTTTTTCATGTTGTTCCTCCTATCGTGAGCGCCAGCTCTGGCCGGTGAGGGTGATGCCCCTGCACATTTCCATGAGCCGGTCGATGGTGGCCCGGGCCGTCATGCTGTCGCGGCTTTCTCGCGGCGTCATGCGGTCGATCAGGGCCTCGGTGTCGTAGTTGGTGGTCACTATGGTCGGCAGGTATGCCTCATAGCGGCCGTTGATGATGTTGTAGACCGTGGAGATCGCCCACTCTGTCGGCGGCTCCTTACCGATGTCGTCGATCACGAGGAGCGGGACGGTCTTGTAGATCTTCAGGACGTCGCTCTCGCTGCCGCCGGTCGCGGAGTAGGTGCGCTTGATACGCTCCAGCAGGTCGATCATCGTCATGCAGATGACCGGCTTGCCCTGCGCGATCAGGTGGTTGGCGATGGCAGCGGCGAGGTGGGTCTTGCCGGTGCCCGGCGGGCCAGCGATAAACAGGCCGTTGCGGCCGGGCTCCTGACGGCCGGGCTGCGGCAGCATGGCGTCGAAGCCTTCGGCGTAGCGCCGGGCGGCTGCCGCTGCGCGCTTGTTGTCGTCGGTGAGCTGGAAGGTGGAGAAGGTGCGCCGCAGGAAACGGTCGCCCATGCCGGACTCGCCGACGATGCGCTTGATGCGTTCCCGCATTTTCTTCTCCTCCTCAGCCTTGGCGGCTGCGGCCTCAGCAGCTTCGCGCTCTGCCTTCTCCTTCTCGTAGGCAGCCACAGCCTCGGGACAGGTGCATCGCTCGGCTCCGTAGGGAGGCCAGAGGATGCGGTCGCCGAGCGGGATGCCCTTGTGGTAGCGCAGGGCGCCGCAGAACTCGCAGGGAACGGGCTCAGGGACTCCGGGGCGGCCGGCGAGGCGCTCGTCGTTGCTCCAGATCCAGTTGCCGGGGTCACTCGTCGTCGGCCGGCTTGAAGCCCTTGCCCCAGTCTCGGCCGGAGCTGTCGGGCTGCTCAGGATCTCGCTGATTTTCTGCACCTTCGTTCACCTCCTCGTTATCCCAGTAGCCGCCGTTGAGCCATGTGCTCGGGTTCGGTATGTAGCGCCCGTTCTCCCGGCGCCACTGGTCGCTCCGCTTCTGAGCGTCGACCGCCTGCATGATCCTCTCGTGGAGCTCAGCGGTGGGCTTGATCTTGTTCCACGCCTTCAGAGCGTACTGCTTGCCGGTCTTTTTCGGGTAGGCTTTCCAGAACTCGAGAAATCTGACCTCGACGAGCGACTTCGTGCCGCCGTCACTCCCCTCGTCAGAGGGGGAAGGGGGTGTATTACCTTCTCTTGTGTCATCTTCTCTACTCTGGTCTACTCTGCCTCCGGCTTTCTTGCGGCCGCTTGCCGGTCGTCCGGCGGTCGGTGCGCGGTCGTCCGGCGAGGCGTCGGCAGACGCCGCAGCAGCGGCCCGGCGGCTGCGGGAACGCTCTTTCTCGGCTTGCCGCTGGTCGATCAGCTTGCCGGCGTACTCGTACCAGTCGTGGATCTCGAGGCTGCCGTCCTCTTTTTCGTCGATCCAGCCCGCCCGGATCAGCGTTTTCGCCAGCTTTTCGGGGTCTCCGTCCCACTGAGCGGCCCGCGCGATCATGCGCGGCGTGATGTCCGAGAGGCTGCCGGTCGGGGCGTTGTCGAGGGCCCACAGCCAGAACGAGACGAGCAGCCCCATCATGTGCGGCGGCTCGACTTCGAGCTGGTCAGCAGCGTCGAACAGTTTGCGGTGATCCTTGAGTGTCTGATGCACTTGCAGCCATGCCACGGTCGTCACCTCCTTTCTGTGGTCGTTGGTTTGTGGCCTGTTTTTGGTCGTCTGCCGGTCGTCCGGCGGTCAGGTTAAAAGGGAAGGTCGCCATCGCCCTCGATCTCCGCGAAGTCGCTGGAGCCCTCAGAGTAGCCCGGATCGGCGAAGTCGCTGCCGGAGCTCTGGCCGCCGTCCTTCTTGCTGTCGCAGAAGTGGACGGAGTCGACCGTGATCTCGACGGCCTTGCGGCGGTTGCCGTCCTTGTCCTCGTAGCTGCGGCTGGTGAGCTCGCCCTCGACGAGGACGAGGCGGCCCTTGCTCAGGTACTTGCAGACGAACTCGGCCTGCGCGCGCCATGCGACGCACTCGATGAAGTTGGTGATCTTCTTGCCGCCCTTGGTCTTGCGGCCGGTGTCGCTGGCGAGGGTGAAGCTGGTGATCGCCGTGCCCTGCTGCGTGTATCTGAGCTCAGGGTCGGCGGTTAGACGGCCTTGGAGGCCGGTGTGGTTATACATTAGGCATTTCCTCCTTGCTGGTTATGCTGCGCGGCTGCGTTGTCGAGGGACGTGCAGATCTCGTCGTACTCTTGGCGGGTCAGGGTGGCCGGATCCTGCTTTTTGTACTTCTCCACGATCCGGGCGTTGGTGCGCTCCTTGGTCATCCCTGCGGCCTCTGCCTTCTTGTAGAGGCGTGCGAGCTGCGCGTCGCTCAGGCGGCCGGAGCCCTGCCCCTGACGCCCCTGTGTGGCCTGCTGGCGGCCTCCAGCGCCGGATCCTTTGCCCTGCGCGCCGAAGTCACTGTTGTCGGGGTCGTCCTCACCTTGGTCGACGGTGAACTTCTCGAAAAGGTAGTATTTCAGGGCGTAGGTGTGGGCCGCGCCCTTGGCTTTGGCCGGGTCATCGTTCCAGCCGACGGCGTGGACGGTGGCCTCGATGGTCTCGTCGTCGTTGTCGAGGTTCAGCCAGCGGATCGTCAGGTCGGCCTCGTAGAGGAACATGAGCTTGTCGCCGTTGCGGGTCTTGGTCTGCATGGTGATCCAGTAGACCGGGTCGCCGTTCTCTGCGTGGTGGGTGGCCTGCTCGCTGATGACGTCGAAGTCGACGCCGAGCTCGTTCATTATGGGGGTGATCTTCTCCCACACGTCGTAGATCTTGGCGTACTTGTAGCTGACGCCGTCGCTGTGCTGCTTCTTGACGATCTCCGGGCAGGCTTTCCGCATTTCGACGAGCTTCTGCCGGAGCGTCAGGCAGGCGGCTTCAGGAGGGGCCGCAGCAGCGGCCGCCTCGGTTTTCTTGGTTTCTGCCATGTCGGCGCCTCCTTACACGTCGACCGTGAAGATGCCCGGGGTCTCGTAGACGGTGACGCCCTCCACGATCTCGCCGGTCTCGGTCAGGGTTGCGATGTCGCCGGTGTAGCTGAGCAGCTTCTTCAGGTCTGCCCAGCGGGTCGACTCCTCGACCTTCACGAGCTCGCCGTAGCCGTTAGCCTTGAGCCACGGCACCAGTTTGGCCTCGTCGAGCTTGGTCTTGGTGGTGCCCTTCTTGAAGGTCAGGGTGCCGGAGAGAAGGCGGTACTTCTCCGTCGTCTTGGTCTCCTTGTGGGGGACGGTGGCGAAGAAGTCGGCCAGACAGCTCGTCAGGTACGAGGTGCCGTTCTCCATGCGCTTGCGGGCGGCGGCGACTTTCTCGTTGATGGCCGCGATCTGCTCGTCGGCCAGAGCCTTCAGGCGGTCGTACTCGCTGCGCTCGTCGGCGATCTTGCGGATCGCCCAGTCGGCACAGCGGTCGTCAGTGATGCGGAACGGGGCGCGCTCGCCCTCTGCGACGGTGCCGAGGTCGACCTGCTCCAGCTCGTCCAGCGTGGCAGCGGGCAGCAGCTCAGGCTCCTGCGTGGTGGTGGCCTCGACGTCTGCCTGCTCAGCAGCGAGGGCCGCGGTTGTCTTATCGCTCATTGTTGTGCTCCTTTCTCTCGGTGACGTTGAAGGTGAGCATCACGCCGCAGGTGACAGGGGTGACGCTCTCGAGCTCGAGGTCGCGGCCGCTGCGGAGGTGCAGGGTCTCGCCCGGCTTCATTTCGGTGAGGTGTTTCATCTGGTACTCCTTTCTGCAAAGAAACGGTGCCCGCCTTCCTCGATGACGAAGATCTGGCTCTCGTGGAAGTCGCTGGTCACGAGGGCGGGGTTGTAGAAGTAGAGGATCGGCTCGTCCACGACGGTCTCGCCTCGGTCAAACACAGCCGCGACGGCGTCCTTGACGCGCTGTGTGGGATCCGGCCGGCTCTTGGTGTAGCTGTAAAGGACGACGGCCTCAGAGGGCTCGACGCCGCGCTTCTCGGCTGCGTTGAGGATGCACTGAGCGACGAGCATCTGGCCATCGAAGGACTCCCCGCCGGCCTCGGCCATGACCACGCGCTCGACGACGTCGCGCTCGGCGTCGGTCAGAGGGTAGCGCACGGCGGGCTCGGTCGGCTCCACGGTCTCAGCGGCCGGGGCGGGGGTGTCCGGGATGTATGTGCCGACGGTGGTGGTCGGCGGCAGGATGTTGGTCTCCTGCTTGCTGCCGGCCGGGGTGGTGAAGATTGCCACAGAGATGCCGCCCAGTAGAAGGACGGCAGCGGCCAGCGTGGCAGCTCTCAGGGCTTTCCTCTTGGCACGGCGGCGCCGGCGTGTTATACTTGCGGAGCGGGATCCGTATGCTGGCAGGCTGCTGGATCTTCTCGCATGGGTCGCCCGGTCGCAACGGGCGGCCCTTTCTTTTGTGGTTTCCATTGGTTTCTCCTTTCACTGAGCCCGTGCGACGGTCAGATCACAGAGGGCGTGAGTGAGGTCGCTGAACTCGGTCTCTCGGACGGTGTCAGCGGTCAGCAGCACAAGGTAGTCGTTGTCGTAGTAGTCGATCTCGGGGTGCCGCTGCCGGTTTACTTCGTTTTTGTGGCGGGCGTAGGGCTCGGCACGGTTCCAGACGTCGTCAGGGATCCAGCGGTCGAGGCGATCCTCGACGCGCTCGCGCAGCTCCTCGCTCGTGATCGTGATCTCCGGGCTCATGCTGTCACCTCCGCGCCACGCGGGCCGGGAGCGTCTGCTCCGGGCGAGTCATGCCCTTGCTGAAGCTCTGCGGCTCATATCTGACGCCCACGATCCGGCGGCCGCTGACGCCGTACTTGGGGTTGTAGCCGAACAGGTTGACGTAGCTGCCGAGATCCTCGCGCTCGTCATCCATCGCCTTCAGCACCTCGAACAGGGCCAGCACGTCGTCGATGGCGCGATGGCTGTTCTGCACCTTGCCGGTGAGGTCGTAGGCGATGATCGCGTTGGCGAGCTTGTGCGGGTAGGCCCTGCGGTCTTTGTAGACCGTCAGGCTGTCCAGCCAGTCGATCCGGCCGACCTTCTGGCCGCGGAGCAGGCCACGGAGGAAACAGGCGTCGAACTGTGCATTGTGGGCGATCATCAGGGTCGGGCCGTTCTGCATGAGCTTGGCGATTTGGCTGGCTGCCTTGACCGGCTGCACGCCCTCGGTCTGGAGCCGCTCGTCGGTGATGCCGGTCAGGCTGACGATGTTCTCCGGGAGAGTCTCGCCCTCCGGCAGCTTGATGAAGGTGTCCATCTTGCCGGCGATCCGCAGGCCGCCTGTGGCCGTGCGCTCCACGCGCAGGGCGGCGAGCTCGATGATCTGGTCGTTGTCGAAGTCGAGGCCGCTGGTCTCGGTATCAAATACGACGAGGGCCTTGTAGCGGTCGAACAGGGTGGAGAGGTTACTCATGCCGGGCCTCCTTCTCGCGGGTGGCTCTCAGGGTGCCGAGCATAAACGAGAGGGCCGTGGTCAGTTGATCCTCGGTGGCGAAGGTGCCGCCGAACTGCTCGGCCAGCGCCGCGATGATCTCGCCGGCGTGCTCCGGCGTGACGTCGTCGGTGGCTTCGTCGTCCTCGACGGAGATCAGGAGATCGGAGTCCAGATAACAAGCGGGGCGCAGGCCGATGTAGCCGCTGAAGGCGTAGTTCCTGTTCAGCGTGCCACCGGAGTTGACGCCGCGGGCGAGTGACTCGTAGCCGTTAGACTTCGTGCTGAAGGCGGTGGACAGCCACCACCAGTCGTCTGCGTTGGGGATGACGTCGCGGTTGCGCCGGTACTGGTCGACCGTCAGCAGGAAGATGGTGACGGTGCAGGTGCCGTAGTCCTTCAGGCCGTCGTCAGTGGTCAGGTCGAGCTCCGTGGTCAGGAAGGCGTTGGGGCCGTTCGCGTCCTCGAGCAGGTTGTCGAGGTAGGCGCCGTTGAGGTATTCCTTGCTGCTGGCGACGGCGAAGTTGTTGCAGTTGCCCTCGTCAAAGGCTCGGGTCTCGATGATGTCCTTGCTCAGGCAGAGGGCGCGGCCGTCGTCGTTTTCCAGCAGGATCCAGCTCTGTCCGGCATAGTCGAAGGCCGTGCCGCGGGCGGCGTTCTTGAGTGCGATCTTTTTCATGGGGTTGCTCCTTTCGTTCTCTGCGGCCGAGCCTTCTGGCTGGCCTGTATGTTTGGCAGGGTCTCGCCGGCGCGGAGCCGGCTCTCACAGTGCGGGCAAATGTAGCCGGTGCGGGGGATCTTCTGGTAGATGCTGACGTTCCAGTCGAGCCCGCAGCCGACGCACTTGGCTGTCATGCGGTTCCACCTCCTCGCTGCTTCAGGCGGTCGGCGAGGCAGGAGTAGAAGTCGCGGCTCGTGATGCTCAGCCCGGCGGCTATGTATTCCTTCTCGAGCTCGAAGCGGATCGCCAGATCGCCCACACTTTTCCCGGGGCCTTTGAACGGCCGTGAGGTTTTGGACTGTCTGGCCTGAAGGTCGGCCCATACCTCGGGCATATCGTTGTAGATATTCCTGAGCTCCTTCAGGTTCTTGGCTGCGCAGCAGGCACAGCTCACGCGGTCGAGCTTTTCGTATAAGCCCTCCCAGTCATAGCCGGCGGCGTAGCATCCTGCGAGGCACTCGGCCTCGGTGATGCCCCACTCAGCGAGTGGGAATGTTTTGCCCGGCGCCCGCTCCTTTGTGAGTCGATCCGGCTCGTCGGCTGCGATGCCTATGAGGACGATGTTGCCCTTGTTGTGCTGGTCGAGCGCCTTGGTCTTTTCGGTTGTTCCCCATCTGATACCTCGAGCTCCGCACCATGAGTAGCCGCAGTGCGTGCCGCCCGTTTTTTCTCTGACGGGCTTCTCGAACATGAGGTAGTCGAAGCTCTTGGCGGGGTGGAGCACGGTGAACTCGATGCCATTCTCCTCGCATAGGGCCCGTAGCCGATCCATGTGTCGGTACATTTGCGGAAACTCCCAGCCGGTATCGAAGAATACGCACTCGTCTGGCGGCGTGCCTCTGCGGATCAGCTCGAGCAGCAGGAAAGTTGAGTCCTTGCCGCCAGACAGCGAGAGCGTCGTTTTCATGTGGTTGCCTCCTCTCTGGTGATGTGCACGACGGTGACGAGGCCGTCGATCTCGTGCTTGGTGGTGTATGTGTCCCGCTCGTCGAGCCCGATGTGCCGCAGCAGCGTCTCGGGCCCGTCCAGCAGGAAGGCTGTGGCGGCCACGGCGTTCAGCCGGTAGACCGTGACCTCCACGGTGCAGCGGGCGCCGTCCTCATCCAGCGTGGACGGGAACGAGGCCCGGCAGATGGGGCTCGCCTCGTATCTGAAGGCGGTCGCGCGGTTCTCCCCGGCGATGATGTCCTTCACGAACTCCTCGAAGGCTTTGCGAGGGATCGAGCTGCGGTACTTGTCCAGCGTGACGTCGGCGAGCTGCCGGATGGCTTTGGTGTTCATGCAATCACCTCCCGCGCTGCTCGAGTGGGGCGATGATGATGTGGTCGACGCCGCGGCGGCTGAGGCGGCTGGCTTCGCTGTCTGCGTCGCTGCGGTTTACTCGGCAACCGTGGCAGGCATACGTCCCATCAGGACGCTCGGTCAGAATGGCCCAGTTATATGCGTGGGTTTTGCTCGTGCGGATCAGTTGGCCTTTGTAATAAAATTTCATGGTGTGCTCCTTTCTTAATTGGCCCGGCCGGAGCCGGGGATCTTGGTGGTGTCGAGTCCCTGAAAAGCAGAAACACGACCGCCGGATCGCTTCAGAGAGCAGCGCGGAGGGGGTGCGCAGCTCGTCCATTTTCAGCGTCGGGGTCGTGTGATTGTTTTCATGTTGGGCTCTCCTTTCTTCGGCCCGGCGCTGCCGGGTGTTCTTGGCTACTGTGTGGCCGGTGCTCGTTTACCTCTGCGCTTGAAGCTCTCACGCAGCCGCCTCTCGGCGAGTTCTGCGCTGTACCCTTCGCGCTGGTTGGCGTCCAGCGCGCCGGTCGCGCCTCGCTGGAGCTCCTTGTAGATCGTGGTGTGGTGGACGCTCAGGCGGGCCGCGATGTCGACCGGCCGATCTCCGAGCAGATGCCACGCCTCGATCTTCTTCCTGTCCTCGAAGGTCAGGTAGCGGTACTTTCCCGTCAGTCTCACCTCCGTCCTATGGGGTTGTAGTAAAGAAAAAACGCACAGCCGACTCACTTGAGTCTCTGTGCGTTTAATGATAATGGACAGCCAAGGGGTCAGGGGCACGGAAATGCGTGACAAGCGGGCAAAAACGTGGTATAAT